GAGCGCACGGAAGGTAAGCCCACTTATGGAAGATCTGTTCATAGCTCTATATACAACCAGGAACAGACATTTTGCCAAAACAGTAAGAGATCTCTACCTGCAGTTCCTCTCCGGGAGCGTGGAGGTAGCAAATATATCCACTGGCGAATTGTTTAACCGCGCTGATTTCTTTGATGAAGAAAGCAGACCCTTATACATAAGTGAAAGTACAACCTGGAGCTACCTTGCAAAACCCGGCAGCCAACAGGCAATCAGAAAATTCCGAGACAGCTCAATTAATTTCAATACAAAGTCACTTCCATACAATCAAAGGCATAAGCCAAATTTTACACTCAGCAAGATATCATTTGATGACCGGGATCTCCCACGTAAAACCGCAAACGGATTCGAGGTTAAAGCTTACTATGCATATGAACCCCTGAGTCAATGTTTCGTTGGATGGGCTTATTCCAGGGAAAAGAATATACCCCTCATCCTGGATTGTTTCAAAAGCGTTCTATCGTTCTGTCAAAAACACAACCTTCCCTGGCCAGCTGAAGCTGAAGTCGAAAGACACCTTATGACTCAGCTGAAGGATCCACTTGAACAGATGTTCGCTCATGTAAGATGGTGTAATCCACAGAACAGTCGTGAAAAGAGGGCAGAACATGGTAATAAAATCAGGAAATATGGGTCTGAAAAGCTTCTCCAGGAGAATATTGGTCGCTGGTCGAACAGAGGTGAAGCTTATAAAATCAATGAGGATAACACTAAAATATATGAGTATAATGACCTGGTAGCTGATGATATCTACATAAGCAATCATCACAATATGCAGATTCATCCTGATTTCCCGGATAAAACCAGGCTGCAGGTACTCAGGGAAATGGTGAATCCTGTACTTGGTCCTCCCAACCTCAGAATCATTCTCAAAAACATCGGAAACCGCACAGAGACCTCTATCAGGAACTTCGACTTCGTAAGAGTTCAATATAAAAATTACACGATCGACAGCGATAAGGTATTGAGCATGCTTGCACCAAATAATTATGACGTTGAAGCTTACTGGCTGCCGGATGAGAACGGTGAAATTAAAGAAGTCTATTTATACCAGAGCGACAAATATCTATGCCAGGCAAACCTGGTCGAAACTTATAATGAAGCCCAGGTAGAGAGAACTGAAAGAGATGAAGAGATAAGAACAGACCAGGCAAAACGGCAGGCTCACGCGCGCAAACGCGTGGAGGACCGTGCAAAGAACATTCCAAGAGTTGAAGTTATCCGCAATATGCCTGACTACAGCGACATAATTCCAGAAGTAGTCAATGTAACTCCTGAAAGCGCACCTGAAGAATTTAATTCGAACGACATAATTGATGATTCCGACTACTGGAAAGAACTCGGAATGTCAAGTATTTAAATTACCCACCAATCCTTTTTAATTATGATTACAATAGAAGTTAAACACAGGATCCTGGACGCGATCAAAACACAGCGTTCAAAGTTTGCAAGCGACACGAAACATGCTGTAAACCTCGGTATTTCACCAGCTCAGTATTCAAGGATCATGAAAAATGACTTTGACGGAGTACTCTCTGATGGTAACTGGGCATCGATAGCCAGAAAACTGGAAGTTCAGATCGGATCTGCACTCTCATGGCAAACAGCAAAGACACCAGTTTACAGTTACATCACCGGGCAATTGGAATTATGCCAGGAGAATTCTATGGGAGGAATGATCTGCGATAAAACCGATATAGGCAAGACCTATTCGGCTAAATGCTTTGTACGCGAACACCGGAATGCAATTTATATCGATTGCAGCCAGGTGAAAACCAAAAGAATGATGGTTATTCAGATCGCGAAGGAATTTGGCCTGGCATCGTCGGGTTTATACCGCGATATCTACGCAGATCTCATTTATTACATAAGGAGCATGGAGAGACCACTTGTGATCCTCGATGAAGCCGGAGATCTGAACTATGATGCATTCCTAGAGCTTAAGGCTCTTTTTAATGCCACCGAGGGCTTTTGTGGCTGGTACATGATGGGAGCTGACGGACTCAGGAAGAAAATCGAAAACAACCGGCTTAAATTCAAAGTAGGGTACCCGGAGATCTTCTCACGTTACGGCAGCCGGTACCAGAAGATAACCCCGGATGGAAAAGAAGCTACTGTAAGTTTCTCATTACTGCAGGCGACCCTTATTGCAAAAGTCAATGGAGCTGATGACGAATTCTTGTCAACACTCAAAAGGGCCAACGAGATAAGCCTTCGCAGGATACAAATAGAAATTCGTAAGAAAAACAGGGCATGAGGAGGGCTGCTACTTCAATGCAGATACTGAATTCAAAATTCGAGGAGATCCCTTTCGATGGTATTTGGAAGGAATTGTTCGGGACGCCTGAGTTGTCGGGATGCTGGATTATCTGGGGTGAGAGCTCCAATGGTAAGACAGCATTCGCGCTCCAAATGGCGAAGTATCTGTGTCAGTACACCAGGGTAGTATTTAATTCGATAGAGGAAGGTATCAGCAAGGGCCTGAGAGACGCAATTAAAAGAGAGTCGATGATTGAGGCCCAGGGACGCTTCCTGATTTTGGACAAAGAACCTGTAGAAGCTTTGGAGGAGAGGCTCCTGAGGAGGAAGAGCCCTGGTGTAGTTGTTATTGATTCTATTCAATATACCGGTCTGAATAAGATCTCTGCAAAAGAGCTTGTGGACCGGCATCCCACTAAACTTTTCATATTCACTTCGCATGCCTCAGGTAAATATCCTGAAGGAAGGACCGCGAACGCGATCCGCTATCATGCCAATGTGAAGATAAGGATCGAAGGATTCAGAGCATTTATTCAGAGCCGGTACGGCGGTGATCTTGCAAAATATTATGAGATATATAAAGATGGCGCCGACAGGTACTGGAGCTATAAAATTGAAAACTAAAAATGATGACAAAACAAGGATTACATGATAAGTTTTTTGTGCTCCTGGCACAGATGCCGGGTGCAACAAAGGAAGCATTAGTATGGCAGTACAGCGATTTGCTTACTACCTCACTAAGGGAATTCTATGCAAAGAAACCTGAAGAATACATACGCATGATAGCAGACATGCAGCTGCAGGTAAATAATGCCAGCAAATATTCGCAGGTTGACCCGGAGAAGAAAAGACTCAGATCTTCGATTCTGCTCAGGTTGCAGAAACACGGCGTTGATACAACGCACTGGAAGAACGTAAACATTTTTCTATTACAACCACGCATTGCAGGTAAAATGCTTTTTGAGATGACGGTACCGGAGATGAAAGCTCTTATACCAAAGCTCGAATCGATATTAAAAAAAGACAGCCATTCTCGTGCTGAAGAAATCAAATTAACCGAATTAAACTAATACTTAAAACGATGACAGAAACTAGTATTAACACTTTAGATCCTGAAACCCAGGTAATCGTATCGGGACAGACTATAAAATCTTTGAAAAAGCTCATTGCAAAACGCGATATATGGCTCGATAAGCCTGAAAACAAGCGTCGTTCAACTTTTATAGCAGTGCTAAATGATACAAAAGATATGAGAGAAAAGCTGAAGGATCTGCAGGAGAGACTTGAGGATGTTACACTAAAAATCAAATAAATGAAACAAGAAGGAAAATTTTGGAAGGACCATTCCGGGAAAGAGATACCGAGGTATGCCATTTCGCCGGTATTAAGACTTGAAGATAAACATGCGAATAAAATCGCAAAAGCTGCTCTTCAGGTTGAGAAGTATTTACGTGAAGTAACCGAACTCACGCGCGCTGCGCATGAGGAGGTTTACGGTGCAAAGATCCTCGACGCCAAGATCAAAGGAAGAGAAGGAAAACCAACCGATGGTATGACAATATCTTCGTTTGACAACAGGATCCAGGTTAAGGTTACAAAACCCGATAACATGAACTTCGATAATACCTATACCGAACTGGTTAAGGAGAAGTTCGATGAGTATTTTGCCACATTCGATTCAGAGAATCCTGAAATGGATTTCATCCGGAAGCTCATTCAGGATCTTCTCTTCTCAAAGGGTGGCCATATTGATCAGAACAAAGTACTGAGACTTCGTAAATTCCGCGATGACCTAAGGCGCACAAAGACAAGAAACCATAAGGCTGCTTTATTCATTGAAGCAGTTGATCTCTTTGATAAGGCTATTCGCACCAAGCCTGGTGGCACAGGAATCTATATAGATGTTGAAGACGAAAACGGTAAGCTCAGGAGAGTTCCACTTAAATATACTGACATATGAAAGGTGAATTTATCACTTATGATGCGTTGAACTGCGGTATCAGAGATGCTGCAACGCCAACTATGCACTTCAGCAAACAAGGTGTAATATCCTTGAATGCTGGCGCTGTGACTCTAACTGGTCTCAAACCAGGAGACAAGATCAAGTTTTTCCAAAGTAAAGGAAGGCCAAAGGAATGGTATTTCGCTAAAGTAACTGAAGGCGGATTTCCAATCAGGAAAGCTTATGACAAGGCAAGTAAAGGATTAATGCTTAATAATGCATTTACAAGCCAGTCAATTATGAGAGCGCTGAGCGTTAATAAAGGATTCAAAGTGCAGATAGGTTCTCAGCCTGATGAAGATGGATGGTGGTCACTGATCACTGCCGGTGTGAAATGAATTACTGCAGGCAAAGTTCTGCCTGCAGTTTTACTTAATCTAAACCATAATGGAAATAGAGGATCAATATCTTAAGTTAGTTGCGGACTTTGTTAAAATACCTATTGAAATGTTCACTTCAAAGGTTCGTTTAAGGGAGTTTTGTGAAGCCAGGCAGGTTACATGTTACTTTCTAAAACTTTATACGAAGCTTTCGCTTTGGGAGATAGCAAGAATTATAAATTATAGGAGCCATGCATCTGTTTTGAGAGATAAAAAACAAATTGGGTGGCTTATAATTAATGACAGGTCCTTTGCAGCTAAATACAAGCCATTGTTTAATGATGCAAAGGCTCTGGCTGAAAGGCTGGAGGGGAAAGAAACCAATCCTGTCAATATAGAAAAGGGAGATCTATGCTGGTTCTGGAGAGAAGGACAAC